ATCTACATTGCCGAGGGCTTCGCTACTGCCGCCACCATCCACCAGGCCACCGGCAAGGCTTGCGCAGTGGCGTACAGCGCCAGCAACTTGGTCCCAGTCACCGGAGCGCTTCGGGATCGGTTCGGGGCACAGCAGGACTTGGTTATCGTGGCCGACAATGATGCGAGTGGAGTCGGTCAAAGGTACGCCGAGCAGGCCAGCGCCAAGTACGGTGCTCGGTCGGTAATGCCGCCCGCGGCCGGGGACGCCAATGATTACGTTCAGGCAGGGCATGACCTTGCGGCGCTGCTTGAGCCAGCAGTGAGCGACTGGCTGATGCCGGCGGACGAGTTCTCCCGCCAGCCTGCGCCGATTCGGTGGATGGTGAAGGGCTGGATTCAGCAAGCGGCGCTCATCATGATCCACGGTCCGAGCGGAGGCGGCAAGACGTTCGCCACGCTCGACTGGTGCCTGCGGATGGCCCAGGGGCAGCCGGACTGGTTCGGCAACCGGGTCACGCCAGGCGCGATCGTCTATCTGGCGGGCGAGGGCCACCACGGTCTGCGCAGCCGGATAGCGGCCTGGAAGGAGCGCCACGGGAATGGTCAGGCTCTTAATATGTATCTCAGCAAGAGCGGCTGCGATCTAGATACTCCAGAGGGCTACCGCAAGGTCTCAGAGCACATCAGGGCGCTCCCCATCAAGCCCGCCATCATCACGATAGATACCCTGCACCGCTTCAACTCTGGGGACGAGAATTCATCCCAGGATGCCAAGGCGATGTTAGATGCCTGCGCCATGCTAATGGCTGAATTCAATTGCACCATCATACTAGTCCACCATACCGGCGTATCTGAGGAGACCCAGCACAGGGCTCGAGGCTCGAGCGCTTGGCGCGGTGCGCTGGACATTGAGATCAGCATCGTGCCGGCCAAGGGCGACGCGCCGATGGAGATTATCCAGCGCAAGAGCAAGGATGCCGAATTGGCGGCTACCTTATATGCTACGCTTGAGAAAGTGATTATTCCAGGGTGGTTTGACGAGGACGGGGAGCCGGTGACGAGCGCGGTGCTGGTGCAGGCGGGCGAGCCCACCAAGACCGCCAAACGCAAGCTGCGCAGCACCAACGCCAATGTGGCCTGGGAGGCGTTCAAGGTACTTAATTCCAAGCTGGTCGCTCGGTCAGAGTGGCGTCAGGCGTTCGATGAACTGTCCGAGTTGGAGTCCACCAACAGCAAGAAGCAAGCGTTCACCAGGGCCGTTGTGGAGCTTCTGGAGCGTGGCGAGATGGTCGAGGAGGAGCCCGGAATTTATGAGCTGGGGATCGGATTTTGACCGGGTACAGGGTACAAGCGGGTACAAGCGGGTACAGTTGTACCCGGGCGAAAGACGTGTTTGGGGTACAACCGGGTACACACCCCTTTAGGGGTGTACCCGCTGTACCCGAACATCGTGCGGAAAAAGCGTATCCGGATAGGAAAAACCCTTAGATGGGGTGGTCTGCTTAATTTTTAGGCAGTTGTGGGAAAATTTGGGATGGGGGCGATTCAGACATGTCGAAAATAACAACAGTGGCCGACAAGGCGCAGCAAATCGAGACGGTGCTGTCTGGGATGGCGACAGAAGGCCTGAGCCTGCGCAAGGCGTGCCTGAAGGCTGGCGTAGCCAGGCCGACGTTTTTGTTGTGGTGCGATGGTGACGCGGCGCTGGCTGACCGCTACACGCGTGCGCGAGACGAGCTCATAGACGGCATTGCCGATGAGATTCTGTTGATTGCCGACGAGCCGGTAAATAGCACAGACTCTGGAGCCACTGACTCTGGATCAGTCAATAAGCAAAGGCTGCAAATAGAAAGCAGAAAATGGCTACTATCTAAATTAGCCCCAAAGAAATATGGCGATAAATTAGAATTATCTGGAGATTCTGAAAACCCATTATTGTTTTCAAGAATTGAGCGAGTAGTAATCAAGAATGGGTAAATCCCTTCAAATAAAGACCCCCGAATGGTCACTCCCCCTCCTAGAAGCCAGCCGCTACAAAGGAGCCTGGGGTGGCCGAGGTTCTGGCAAGTCGCATATGTTCGCCGAGATGATGCTCGAGGAACATATCATCAATCAGTCGCAGTCTAGTGTTTGCGTGCGCGAGATTCAGAAATCCTTGAATCAATCGGTTAAGCGCCTGCTGGAGATGAAGATTCAGGAGATGAATGCTGGCGCCTATTTCGAGGTTCAAGATGCGGTCATTAAGTCCAAGAAGGCGGACGGCAGGATCATCTTCCAGGGCATGCAGAACCACACGGCGGACAGCATCAAGTCACTGGAGGGATACGACCGTGCTTGGGTCGAGGAGGCGCAGAGCTTGAGCCAGACAAGCCTAGACCTGCTCCGGCCAACGATCCGCAAGCCTGGCAGCGAACTGTGGTTCACTTGGAACCCCCGCCAGGCCAGCGATCCGGTGGACCTGCTGCTGCGTGGCCCGACGCCGCCGAAGGACGCGACCGTCATTCGGGTGAACTATGCCGACAACCCGTGGTTTCCTACCGTCCTCAAGGACGAGATGGAGTACGACCGCCGGCGCGATCCCGATAAATATCAGCACGTTTGGCGCGGCGAGTACCTGCAGAACAGCCAGTCTCGGGTGTTCAGGAACTGGCGCATCGAAGACTTCGACGCCCCGCCTGACGCGATCCACCGGCTTGGTGCTGACTGGGGATTTTCTGTAGACCCGACCACGCTGGTGCGCTGCCATATAATTGGGCGAACACTGTACATCGACCATGAGGCCTACATGGTGGGCTGCGAGATCGTCAACACGCCAGAGCTATTCATGCAGGTGCCAGAGGCCGAGAAGTGGCCCATCGTGGCCGACAGCGCCAGGCCGGAGACGATCAGCCACATGCGCCGCAACGGATTCCCGAAGATCATGACGGCGGTCAAAGGGCCGCGGTCGGTCGAGGAAGGCATCGAGTTTTTGAAGAATTACACCATCGTCGTTCATCCTCGGTGTACGCACACGATTGACGAATTGACGCTTTACAGCTATAAGACTGACCCATTGACAGGCAAGATTCTGCCCGTGCTTGAGGACAAGAAGAACCACGTTATTGACGCGCTTAGGTATGCTTGCGAAGCGGTGCGGCGTGCAAATACAGTAAAACCGCAGACCGTCATCCCGATGGCGACCGTCAGCAAATGGTAGTAAGGAACTAAGATGGCCAGAATGTCCAACGATCAACGCATTGCCAACCTGCACTCCGAGGCGCTGGCGCAGTTCAACGACATTCAGAGCGCCATGCGCGATGAGCGCCTGCAGTGCCTGCAGGATCGGCGCTTCTATTCGCTCTCCGGAAGCCAGTGGGAGGGCCCGCTCTGGGACCAGTTCGAAAACAAGCCCAAGTTCGAGGTGAACAAGATTCACCTGTCCGTGATCCGCATCATCAACGAATACAGGAACAACCGCATCACGGTGGACTTCGTCAGCAAGGACGGCGAAGAGAATGACAAGCTGGCCGACGTTTGCGACGGCCTGTACCGCGCCGATGAGAACGATTCGGTGGCCAACGAGGCCTACGACAACGCCTTCGAGGAGGCGGTCGGTGGCGGGTTCGGGGCCTGGCGGCTGCGCACCGCCTACGAGGACGAAGAAGACCCCGAAGATGATCGGCAGCGCATCAAGATCGAGCCGATCTTCGACGCCGATAGCTCGGTGTTCTTCGACCTCGGCGCCAAGCGCCAGGACAAGTCAGACGCCAAGTACTGCTTCGTTGTCACCAGCATGACCCGCCAGGCGTACAAAGACACTTGGGGCGATGATCCGACCGACTGGCCCAAGATCATCCACCAGTACGAATTCGACTGGTGCACGCCTGACGTTGTCTACGTCGCCGAATACTACAAGGTCGAGGAAAAGAACGAGACCATCCGCATTTTCCAGACAATTACCGGCGAGGAGGAGCGCTACAGCCAAGCGGACTTCGCCAACGACGATACGCTCGAGGAAACCCTGCTGGCGGTCGGCAGCCTGGAGATTCGGCAGAAGCGCGTCAAGCGCAAGAAGGTCCGCAAGTACGTCATGTCAGGCGGCAAGGTGCTTGATGACGCCGGGTACATCGCCGGCAAGTGCATTCCGATTGTCCCGGTATTCGGCAAGCGCTGGTTTGTGGACAACATCGAGCGCTGCATGGGTCACGTGCGCCTGGCCAAAGACGCCCAGCGCCTCAAGAATATGCAGCTCTCCAAGCTCGGCGAGATCAGCGCCTTGTCATCGGTCGAGAAGCCGATACTGGTGCCCGAGCAGGTCGCTGGCCACCAGATGATGTGGGCCGAGGACAACCTCAAAGACTATCCGTACCTGCTCATCAACCCGGTGACCGACCAGAACGGCAACCAGGCCATCAGCGGGCCAGTCGCCTACACGAAAAGCCCCAACATCCCGCCCGCTATGGCGGCACTGCTCCAGATCACCGAAACCGACATGCAAGATATCTTGGGCAATCCCCAAGGCGCAGACAAGATGGTAAGCAACATCTCCGGCAAGGCCGTCGAGATGATCCAGGCCCGGGTGGACATGCAGACATTCATCTACATGAGCAACTTTGCCAAGGGCATGAAGCGCTGCGGCGAGATTTGGCTGTCGATGGCCAAAGACGTCTACACCGAGAGCAAGCGGCGGATGAAAACGCTTACCCAGACTGGCGAGACCGACATTGTGGAGTTGATGCAGCCAACGATTGACCAGGAAACCGGCGAGATGGTCATGGCCAACGACCTCGGCGCTGCGGCGTTTGACGTCAACGTTGACGTTGGCCCATCGAGCAGCAGCAAGAAAGCCGCCACGGTGCGAGCTCTCACCGGCATGCTCCAGATCACCCAAGACCCCGAGACGGCCCAGGTGCTAGGCGCTATGGCGATGATGAATATGGAGGGAGAGGGCATCGAGGATGCGAATTCCTACTTCCGCAAGAAACTCCTGCGCATGGGCGTAGTCCAGCCAACGGACAAGGAGAAGGAAGAGTTGATGGCGGAAATGCAAAACACGCCACAAGACCCGAACACCATGTACTTGCAAGCTGCAGCCGCCAACGAAGAGGCAAAGGCCGCCAAGGCGCGGGCCGATACGGTCGAGACCATCGCCAACTCGGAGCTTCGAAGGGCTCAGACTCTGGAGACGCTCGGCAAGGTCGACGAGTCTGCGCAGAACATGGCGATCACCAACGCCGAGGCCATCCAACGGATGATCCAGGGCCAGGGCGCGTGATCTATTGTCAGATGCTCTAAAATAGTTCAGAATGTATCAACGGCATCCGCCCAGCCGTTCTAAATGGGTGAGTTTGATGGGGTCAAAATGAAGCAGGCAGATATTGGAGAGGACGACCAAGACACTGGCGTTATTGAGGACAGCACCGAGGACAGCAGCGACCCAGTTGCCGGCCAGGAAGAGTCTGATGATGCCGAGGAGGAGGTTGTAGTATCCATCGGGGAGGAAGCGCCGCCTCCCGAGGAACAGACTCACGCACCGGAATGGGTTCGCGAGCTGCGCAAGTCACACCGAGAACTGCAGCGCCAGAACCGCGATCTGCAAGCCAAGCTACAAACCACGCAGACTGAGACCAAACCGGTCACGCTGGGGAAAAAGCCAACGCTTGAGGATCACGATTACGACGCGGACAAGTTTGAAGTAGCACTGTCGGATTGGTTTGATCTGAAAAGAAAAGCCGCCGATGTAAGCGCCAGGCAAGAGGCTGAAGTTATGACTCAGCAGAAGGCCTGGCAGTCCAAGCTGGACAGCTACGGTAAGGCGAAAGCCGAACTGCGAGTGAAGGATTTTGAAGACGCCGAGGCCGTGGCCCAGGAGCTCTTCAGCATCACCCAGCAAGGCGTTGTGCTACAAGGTGCCGAGAATCCGGCACTGGTGATTTACGCACTCGGCAAGAACCTGAAGAAGGCGAAGGAGCTATCCGAGATTACAGACCCCGTGAAGTTTGCTTTTGCGGTAGCGAAACTGGAGAAGGACTTAAAAGTGACGAACCGCAAAGCAGCCCCGCCGCCCGAGAAAATCGTGTCAGGAACTGGCC